ATGAAATTTAAAAAATGTCTTCTGCCTGTGGCAATGTTAGCGTCATTCACTCTGGCAGGATGCCAGTCAAATGCTGATGATCATGCTGCCGATGTTTATCAAACCGATCAACTGAATACCAAACAAGAAACTAAAACCGTTAATATTATTTCCATTCTTCCCGCAAAAGTTGCCGTAGACAACGCCCAAAATAAACGGAACGCACAAGCCTTCGGCGCGCTTATTGGCGCTGTCGCTGGCGGTGTTATCGGCCACAACGTCGGGTCTGGCAGCAATTCCGGAACGACGGCAGGTGCAGTTGGCGGCGGAGCTGTAGGCGCGGCAGCGGGTTCGATGGTGAATGATAAAACCTTAGTGGAAGGTGTTTCTTTAACATATAAGGAAGGCACCAAAGTGTATACCTCCACCCAGGTGGGTAAAGAGTGCCAGTTTACGACAGGTTTAGCCGTTGTTATTACCACGACGTATAACGAAACGCGTATTCAGCCAAATACCAAATGTCCTGAAAAGAGCTAATAATCAGGAGGAGTCATGAAGAAAGTTTTTCTTTGCGCCATCTTAGCCTCCTTAAGCTATCCGGCTATCGCCTCATCATTGCAGGATCAACTCTCGGCTGTCGCAGAAGCGGAACAGCAAGGTAAAAATGAAGAGCAAAGGCAGCATGACGAATGGGTCGCGGAGCGCAACAGGGAAATCCAGCAAGAGAAGCAACGTCGCGCAAACGCCCAGGCCGCGGCTAATAAAAGAGCGGCAACGGCAGCGGCGAATAAGAAAGCTCGTCAGGATAAACTGGACGCCGAAGCCACTGCGGACAAAAAACGCGATCAAAGTTATGAAGATGAGCTACGCAGCTTAGAGATTCAGAAACAAAAACTGGCGCTGGCGAAAGAAGAAGCCCGCGTCAAGCGCGAAAACGAATTTATCGATCAGGAACTGAAGCACAAAGCTGCGCAAACCGATGTGGTGCAATCTGAAGCTGACGCAAACAGAAATATGACTGAAGGCGGTCGCGATCTGATGAAAAGCGTGGGTAAAGCAGAAGAGAACAAATCGGACAGCTGGTTTAACTAAGCGATGTCAGTAACTTCAAGCCTATGATTCGTGAGTATAAAAAACCCTCTGTAGTAACAGAGGGTTTTGTTCATTCATAGTGCAGGGTTCAAATCATTCCCACTCAATTATTTACGGATACCATAACCAATTGAGTGATAACATTTTTCCAAAGATGAATTTTTCTCGTACCGTTTTATATACCGTCACCGGAAATCAGTACCATGAAAAATGCCATGCTATCTGGTCAGGGTGTCGTACTGTTTTTCGCAGACTCTTCCGGCTTCGGCTGCCCGGTCAGCATACTCTGCCAGTTGTCTATTTCTCTCGAGAGATTTGCTGAACACGTCGGCAAGCAAAACTCCGGTGTCTGCGGCTGACGACCCAGCGCCGACAATGGCGTTATAGTGCCTGAGCTGCTCACGGATGGCAACGAGCTGTTGCTGCAACCGGCCAGCGCGAGCGGCAGCATCAAGAGCATCATTGCGCGCCTGGTCGATCCTCTGCTGCGCTTCACGTTCATTGATCGATTTCTCCTGTTCGTAGTGCTGACGAATTCTCTCATCTTCGGTTTTGCGGTCTTCTTTCGCCTGTGCATACCCAGCGTCGTACTGACGACTGCCGTGCACATTCCAGGCAACAACTCCTGATATGACCAGAACAGCAAGCACCGCCATGATAATCAACTGTTTACGGTATGCTTTTACGAATGACCAGATCATACAGCCAGCACCTTACTGGCAGTGACGTACCGCGCGCGCCGGTCGTCGATGCCATTCCTGCCACCATTGATAATCAGAGTTACACGTGCAATATCGCCGGTATACTTCATGCAACCTTTGCTGGAGAAGAACCACGCCGCGCTACGAGCCGCGTATTCGTCCTGCGCCAACAGTTCAGGATTCTCCAGCAGGTCCACTTTCAGGCCGTTTCCGCAATCACGATAGTTATTCAAACCGGTAATCTGGATAAGTCCGCGGCCACGGTAATTCCAGCCATCGCCGGGGGCATTGTTCCCCATGCGTTTGCTGTACACCAGATTGGCAATCGCTCGCTGGCGCTCGAGTGGCAATGGTGGTTCACCAGCATGGCGACCCAGTGCATTAGCCTGCCCCTGAGTGAGACGCCCAGCCCGAACGAAGTTAGCCAGTCCGCTGACACTGTAGTTGAAATTCTCCTGCAACCTGGTGAAGCCCCCAGACTCATGCCCGACTTGAGCAATAAACATTGCCTGATCTTCTGCTTTGCTGATACCAAACTCTTTCATCGCAGAAGTTATATGCGAGAACCAGCGTGCGGCCAGCGCCTCGCTAATACCAGCAGCTCGCTGGAATTGTTTAATCTCCATGTTTAGACCTCGATATTTTGAAAATCTGAACAACGTTACCGCGTGTTTTAATAACCGCGGCAAGCATGACAGCGTTGATAATGACCTCAGATAAATCCACAGCCATTGGCGTGCGTAACCAGATTGCATAGACGACACGAACAGGAATACTGGCCGCAGCAACAATAAGGAAATAAGCAAGCCACCCTCCCCATCTTCGATGTTGAGAGCCGTTACGCCGGAATGTGACAACGCGAATTGCTATGCCAGTACAAATAACTGCATTGGTGATAAGCAAAAAAAACTCATGCGTTACCATCGTCTTTTCTCCCCGGAATTAAATCGCGTGGATTGTCTGAACGGTGGTAGAGCCATATACCAATACGCACAGCGACAATTGCTGACACGAATGCGCCAGCAGAGAAAACAATCCCTTTTTCAAAAGAGTCCTGCGTGATGGTAGGGATCAGGCTGGCTATGCCGATAAGAATTGATGCTGCTGGTTTGTAGAAAAGAAGTCCACAGAGAAAGCTAAGCATCGATAAGAGTACGCGACGATGAATTGGGTACTCTACCGCAGAGGTAACAAAAATTACCGCACCAGCAAGAGCACCGAGCGCCACCTCTGGCGGAACGCCTACGATAACTGCAGCAAGAGAGCTCACACTAAGCCATTGATTTAAAGAATCAGTAGTTAGATGGGCTGACATAATGAACACCGTTTATTACGCATAACAATCTCCTTACTATTGAAGATTCACACATAATAAACCATTTAAGGATAATAGTTACCTCAAAACGCTGTATTTCTACCTTCTACGGCAATGAAAATTTCGTTCAGAAAATGGTCTAGTGTACCTCTCAGTCACAATTAAAGAAGAAAGAAGCCGAACTTACTTCGTAATAAGCAAGCCGGCTACTAAGATTAATCCTCAATATTTAGCTACTTTCAAGCATTGCAAGACGTGATTCTATTTTTTCGATTCTTCTACGCAAATAAGCTGACTCAAGCCATAAACACTGGTCAGTACGGATACCCCACCTATTTCCAGCCTTGCAAACCAGAGTTCGCTCTTCTGTTTCGTATTCTTCTTCCATCTCAATTTCGACGCCATCCACAACTTTAGTGATCATCCTTACCGCCATCACTGGCGCGTATTTATCATCCCATTCATCGTAACAGAGAAGGCCAAATCTGGTTCCATCAATCCCATGCGCGAGGAAAGTGTCTCTCACTTGTTGTGCTATAACACCAAAATGCCAGCGGGCACCATCTCCCTTTTCCCTGACGGCATCAAGCCAGCGAAAAGCTACAATCCTGATATCTCCCCATGCATCCAGAATTGCATCACCTTCATAACCACGAGACATATACAAGCTGAGCTCACTTGTACTAATCGGTTCACTTTTTTCTCTACCATCTGATGTGTTTATCGAACCGTTCGCAGAATAAACCTGTGCCCATCTAAATGATGGTGCACCAAGAGATTTGCTGTTATCAATAATTGGTGAAAAATTACCTTTAATGGCAATATTTCCAGAGTCGCCGAATATATTAATAACTGCAGAGTCATCACCATGGTTTTTTACGCTTAAGTTTCTTGATGAAATATTTATATCTTTGTTATATCCACTAACATTAATCCATCTTTTACCATCAATGTGATACCCGTAAATATTTCCGTCTGATTGTTCGTCAGGTGACTCTCTAAGAACAATAGCATCTGCTCCAGACGACCATTGTATTTTTGTATCTGTAGGCCTCCAGTTCTTTATAATGAACGAACCATCAGTAAACTCCGTTTTTATTTGTCTATTGTCTACAAATGCGTCTCTTGGTTTAAACTCACTTGTGTTAACGCTGCTCTGAAGATCAGAAGCAAAAAATCTAAGATTTCCTGTATAACCCTGAGTCTCGGTCTGGTTATACGCAATCATAATTCCATTTTCAAACTCAGATGATGTTATTTTAACATCACGGCAATCACCAAAAATGCAATTTCCTTTATCAAATGTTGTTTGAGCTTTGAATTTATCAAACCTTAAATTACGAACAGGGAAACCATCAACCTCTAATGCAAAGGATGCAGGAAGGCCAAAGTATTCTGATGGCTTACCTGATGTATGATCAAGAGTAGTGGCTACTGTATTCTCAAAAACAGTCCCGCTAAAATTATTACCAATTGACGGAAACCTGATTACACTTATTGTACCTTGTATTTCAGGAGAAATACCAGATAGTGTGATGTTAGCTCCATCAAATGATGCATCTGAATACGTATATACTGATTCACTGCCAGCAATTTTAAACTGTTTAACTGAAGTTATTCTCATCGACTTTTTATGTTTAAATGTCACTGAGCTTTCAGTATTACTTACAAGATCAATCTGAGGGCTATTCCTTATCGCGATCCCTGACTGGACATAAACGTTATTAAAGTGCGTTTTTTCAGGATTTCCCTTCATTGAAAGGCTCCCGTCATTTTCTGTCAGTAGTAGTCCTTTTACCCTCCAATAGCCGACAATCTGTACGTTATCAATAACTGAATCACAGCTATCGTATACATGCAACCCTATATCCCAGTCATCACCCAATGAATAAGAATCAGGGTTATTGTATCCTTCAATACCATTTTTACTTACCATTATTCTCAGGTTGCGTAACTGTGATGCCCTGTTGATACTAACAGCTACGCTCATGGCTTTTGGTGTAGCAGGAGTAACACCTACAGAATCTTCATTTGTAAACTCAGTGAACTTACAAGATATCCCTTCAACAATTTTAACTGGTCTTTCATTAGAGATGTTAAAAAAATATTTGTTTTTTTCTCCATCACCAGTAAATACAAGATGGGTTCCTTTACTCCAACTTTTTAATAATCTTTCAGGCGCTGGTCTATATGTATCCCAATAATCAATGCCATCACCAATTAAAGACACTCCAGGAGGCACATCTATGTTCTTAGAAATCATCCATTTACCTGCAGGTATTCTAACGACACTTGCACCAGAATTTATCGCATTAATTAACCATTCAGACGCATCAACTTCAAAATTTAATGCAGCATATCTTTGCTCAAACGGAACAAAATCAAGAGCGTTAACGTTATCCCGCATCTTATCCTGGAACGTTCGGTATACTGCTCCAGAACCATACTGAATAAACCAACCAAAACCACCAACAACTCCGGCGATTGCAGCATCAACATAATTGCGCATTGATCGATTATTTACAGCATCCTGCTCAAGTGATGGATCTGCAAGGTTAGAAATTTTGTTTTGCTTTGCATCGTAATATTTTGCAAGCAAAGATGGTTTCATCAATGCACGTCTGAACCATCCAAAACATTGCTGGATCAGCATCGTCAGATAGTCAAAGGCATCTTCATGCACCTCGGGGAAAAATTTTCCCTGATTACGAAGATCAGTCTCCTGCACCACATCAAGCACACGATCTATCGTAATTCGCCATCCAGCAGCAAGCGGCGACGGAAGAACAACAGAACCGCCACTATAAGTGCCCGCCCCTGTTACCGTATAACCGGTATCCAGAACCAATTCTGTTACGTTCCCGTTCAGGTCAGACACCTGAACAACCAGGTCGGATTTTTTGAAAATACGGAAGGTATACGGAAATGATGTCGTAGCTCCGTTACCTGTGTATTCGTTGTGGTCAACTTCGGTTGAGACCGTCATGTTAAATCTCCAGATAGTCGCAGCACCCGTTGCGCCGCATATCTGGTTATTCTATTACCTGAAAAACCACATATGGATAGAAAGACTGTAAATACGAATAGATATTACCTTTCGGGTAATTTGCAAAACGTGCTGGATAGCAAACAAATTATTTGATACTGTATAAATATACAGTTATTACATGGAGAAGATAAGATGCAGCAGTATCACTATCCACTGGAAGACGGATTTACCGAAAGGATTCACACGCCGGGAGGCGTCAGGTCACTGGTGGAGGGATCGCACTTGATGAAATTACTCCGGGATCTCGATAAGGATGGATTTAATGTCGATGGCCCACTTGCCGAACTGACTGCACTGATTAACTACGTCACCAGCTCACAGATGTCTATGCAGGATCTGCAAACACATCTCGACTATTGTGCCGAACAATTACGAAAGCAAACCAGATAAGGTTTGCAATTACCAAGTGGAGTGCTTATATTTACCTTTGCGGTAAATTTACATCGCACTCCTCTTGTGCCATAGTAATCGGGCACTGGCAAAATCCAGTGCCGGGATTGGTCTCCCGGATTACTACAGAGGCACATATGCCGCATAAGCGGTTTTTTTATGTGTAAAGCGCACCTATTCTATGGTGGGCTGTGTGGGGGCACCGAAAGGTGCGCCGGGTTCCTTTGTAGCCGGTAAGACCAACTCTGCACAGTTCACCACCATCTGATTGGTCTCAGCGGTGGTGATTAACCTAACTACAAAGGTGATCGCCATGAATACCAAACCTTCCATCTTTTCCTTTGAGTCATCCTGCCAGATCCGTATGTTCATGATTGACGGAGAACCTTGGTTTGTCACCAAAGATGTGTGCAATGCTTTGAATATTGATGTTACACAAGCGAGAAAACTTGATAAAAAAGGCTGGAACAAAAAGGGGCTGTATTCAATACAGACCCCTGGTGGAATACAAGAACTATCCATCGTTTCAGAATCAGGTCTCTACATCCTTATTCTGCGTTGCAAAGAGGCAATGACAGAGGGAACGAGAGCATTCAGATTTCTTGAATGGGTTACAGGTGAGGTTCTTCCTCAGATCCGCCGCACCGGAAGTTACATTAAAAACTCGCTCCCGCAGGAAGAACGCATAAAGATGGTTGCCGACCAGGTAGCCAACGCCACGGCGTCAGCAGTAATGCAGGCGATGAAGATAGAGAACAAAACCTACAGTGCCCCGCTGAAGCCCGGCTACCGCAGCCTGATTCACTCGCCGTCTGGTGTTCTCGGCCTGACGGAGAACTCACTGCTGATGAATCTGCTGAACCAGTTACAGGAAGACGGGCACGACGTATCGGGCGCGGCGGCGGAACTGACCACCATGTTCTGCTACATCGTCGGTGTGAGTAAATGCCTGCGTGATATCCAGACCCACGCGGAATACATCAACGACAAGGCAGGGGTCTTCTGACAGAACGGCGGCACAGGGATGTGCCTTTAAATAATTCTGTACAGATTGCAGGTGAATAGCGTACTATTACCCCAAAGGTAAGAAAGTTGATTTGTAACATTTTAGTTTGTAGTTACCGTGATGGTTTTGCTGCAGAAAGTTAACTAGTCAAAATCACACCGTATGTAAGTCACGTCTGTTCCCGTATGGGAGGATGATATGTTTAAATTTGATATGCAACTCAACCAAAACTATGCCTCTTTTTACCATCCAGAAACTGGTAAAGCTGTTTTCGTTGACTCTTTCGATAATGAAGAATTTGATATCAGAATTGGGACCCTACGCCAAAGTAAGCATGTTGCTACTGTACGTGCATCCAATGATGATGAATTAAATCAAAAAATAAGTGAGGCGACCTCCCGTTATCTATGTCTATAACAGAACAACAACTCATTGATCTTGAGGATGAGATTAACGAGATCTTGCAAGAAGATGCGGCAAGAATTCACTTTTCATTTCACGCAGCATATGAACGCCTGAACGACGAGAGGAACAAACCGCCAATTACTCTTGCTGAGCTTGAAGATGTGTTTAAATCGTTTATATCTGCACATCTGCAGACTGTTTTGGATTTTGCTGAAGGTACAACTTTCACCATAAAGTGCAACAAAAGCGCCCTTCATTTTCCTTGCGCCATTGTACACGAAAGAGAGTTTGGGAAAACGTGGGTTATCCAAAACGTCATTACAGCCATGAGGAAAGTGGGATTCAAGTCTAAAGATTCTATTATCCTCGAAGTTAATTAAGCCCGCACTGAGGGCTTTTTTATGGACGAAACAAAAGTCAGTGCTACACTCATTGACGCCACATTGAGGTGGCTTATAGATGGAAATTTCACAATGAAAAAAGCATTTGCTGCACTGTTCGTTTTGTTGTCTCTGGTAGCTTCAACTCAGGCCTTTGCCGGTCGTTGTCAGCACGACAGCGACACTGCTGCTGACGGCTCCCGCTGCGGTGGGCGTTCTGCGGATTCCCGCCCGGGTGGCGGTGGCATTCGTTAAAAACAAGGCCGCGAAAGCGGCCTGTGACATGTCACGCAACGCAATTATTACCGCGCCATGTAACATTTTTAATAATCTTATCAGCACCAAACTCAACGTAAACAGAGCAACTGAAATGGAGTGTATAACCGCCATCAGTTGTTGCGTATGTGTTTGAATATATAGTATTACCAATTAGATTAGACGTAGTATTATACGTTGTGGTTTGTGGTACGTTATAACTACCAGAGCTTGAGTAAACATACACTCTGTTTCCATCTGGAGATGTAAGCTCTCCCTGAGGATACCCCCACTGCTGAACCATTGCGTCTATACTCTGCCCGCGCCACGTAAGCATATTTCTTTCAAACTGTGCAGCTGACTGGCATCCAACGAGAAGCATAAATCCAAAAATCAAAAATACTTTTCTCATAATTACCCCTATCATGGAAAAACAGCACCAATCCACAAATTAACTAGTTATTTTATTATTCTTCCGAACAATACAATTCCGAATACTACAAAGCCGAACCATGCCGCTGCACGCAACAGAGATTCCAATTGAAACCCATTTTTATCAAAATGTATGAATAGCATAAAAACGCTGCACATATTAGTACAATAAAAGTTATTTGAACCATCATATCTCCTTTTATTGCGGAGTGACATCCTGTGGTCGCCACCAGTATGTCTGGTTAAACTCTTTCTTCGAACGTTGCTCCATTTTACGCAAATAGCCTGGTGAAAAATACTCCTGCATCTGGTTAAAGATCATGTGATCGAGAGCCGCCTTCAAGTACCAGAGATTCGCACCAGGCATCAAACCTTTCCCCAGCTTCACCAGATCACCACCAGTCTGCTCACTCTTCCCTTCCACAGCATTTAACGGTATGCCCTGAGCAATCTTCACTACGTCATCAACCAGACCAGCTACCGGGCCAAGCATCGACGCCAGCGCGCCGCTTCCGTACCTAGTGTGATCTGACAATAAAAAGTCACCGTAAAGGCCAAGACCACCACCTTTCAGTAGAGCACCAAGCCAGAATTTTGCGGCATCTTCTCCTGTCATCTCTCGAGGATTACGACCAGACGCAAGGTCGTTAAGTTGCTGCGACAAAGCGCCAAGAATGGTCGTACTGGCAATAAACGTCGCAATATATGCCGCACGCCCACCAGCAGACGGCATACCCATAGCGCGTGACCAGTGACGCATAACAACCGAGATAGGGAACGATTTAAACAGGAAAACACTTCTCGTTAATTCACCTTTCCATGTTCCACGCTGAATACCAGAACCGGTTATCAGTTGCTCACGTGCTCCCGGTGTAATAACAGCCATATCAACTTCTTCAGTTACGGCACCGAGCAGTTTACGCATTGCCTCAAATTTCACGCGTTCAGGCTCACCAAGATGTTTAACTGCTGAATCAGAGATACGCATAATGCTTTCCGGTGTCAGCATCGTATTATTACCGTTCCCCCAGTCCTCCTGTTTCGCCAGCTTCCATACGCTCCAGTCTGTGTCAGTAATCCCTTTGCTTTTCAGGATACGAAAATCAGAGTCATCGAGGCTACGAAGGTCTGGTGTCCGTGACACTACTTCTCCCAGGCTTCCCATCATGGTTACGCCATAGGCGCGCTTGTGCGCATCTGACCATGCTGTAAGCCCACTGGCACGCATTACCGCCGTTGCCGCCCAACGAGACACTGACGGCCCCATATTATCCATCGCCCAGCGGTTAACGCTGCCAAGTAGAGATTCCATCGCCAGACCAGCGCGGCGCGCCCGCGCAAGTTCTGTACGGTTCGTTGGGTCCATAGCTTCAAGCTGGTTGCGGAATAACTGGTTCATTGGAAGGTTGGTAACCTTCGCAGACAGATACATGGTTCCAAGATCAGAGAACGATGACAGCAACGCGGATCCGAGTCTGCTGGCAACCAGCCAGTTGCGGATATTGTCAGACCATCGCGCGATGTGCGGATTCGCTACAGGCTGTGTCTTTCCGGAAATAAAGTTGTACAGATTCTCTGTGTTGTTCGCCAGCCGCTCGACTTTACCGGTTTTACTCGGGTTAGCTGTTGCCGTTTCTGCCTTCACCTGATCAAGAAGAGAGCGGAAAACATGATCGGGGTTTGGGCCATATGTTTCCACCAGTGCAATATCTTTACTGATACCTTCCAGGTGACCGACCATGATTTCCCATAGAGAGCGATCGCCATAAAGTTGCTGATATTGCAGATAGGAATCTGCATCTTTGAAATGTATCTGTCGTGATGCATTACCACGGTTAGCACGTGCGCCGGAAATTCGCATTCCGGTATCAGTAAGCTTATTCAGCCCACCAGTAGCGATCGTGTTATAAGCCTCTCCAAGAAATGCAGACAACTCGGCATCGTTCATCAGTTGTCCATCGGCTCGGGTATAATATTTGCGATCCAGCTTACCTATAACATCGCTAACCCATTTATCTTTTGATACCGCCCCAACCTTTTCCATAGAATGATGTTGAGGGATCCCCCAGTTTTCGAGATAGCCAATGTCCCCACCAGCATCATTAAACCGGCGGCGCAGCAGCTCTGTAACTTCTCTCCACGCCTTAGCACCGTTTCTTGCTTTAGCATTGCCAGTATTTTGCCCTCGCATTTCATATACCAGGTCACGCACGCCAGCTTCATCTTCAAACAGGCCAAAAAAGCGAGGATCAACTGCTTCAAATGCCTCCTGCAATTGACTCAATGCATAATCACGAGTGGCTTTTGTTCTGGATTCAACAGAGAGGAAATTCGATTTACCGTCTGCATTAAAAGCAATAGTACGGTTAAGAGCGCCAAGTTTCCCATCAGCCCCTTGATAGCTATTGATAAATTTATCCAATCTCTGACGTGCGGCTATAGTGAGGGCCACACGACGTTTCTTTAATGCCGCTTCTCGCTGTAATTCTTCAGATGCCAATTGTGCTGCACGATATAGCCGCTCTGATTCGGAAAGTTGTCTCCACGACATCGGGTCATCACGAGCAATGGAGCGCATATTTCGATAAATGCGGTCTTCAATGTTCTGTATTTCTCGCGCCGTTAACGTGCGCTGCGCCGCCTGCTGGACCGCTTGTATACATTCCTGTCTCATTTAATTTAACCTCTCAAGAAACACGCCACAGCGACATCAAACAGGCTGGAATCCTGTATTGCCTGCTCACTTTCCCTGTTCGCTTCATCCAGTACTTCACGCGCGCTGCGCGATTGTGGATTACCATCATCATCCAGCACGGTGATTATCATGTCAGGTGATTCAAGCAGCGAGTCTTCAGCTATGCGCAGATCAATATCTCCTGCCTGATCCGCCATCATTTTTTGTTCTGCCTGTTGCAATATTTTATCAGGCTCAAAAGGAGCTACTTCGTCTGGCGTCCTGACCTCTGCTGTTTTATAGAATGAAACAGCCTGAGCATTAAGTTCACTTTCAGCCTGCTGTCTCCGTGCCAGTTCTGCTCGAGCTTCAAAAAACTGACCGCCAGGCTCATGCGGTGCCAACGCGTTACGGGAAAATTCCAGGCGTTCTTGTGCCTGCCGGATTCGTTGGTCAATATCGCGAAGTCTGACCTGTTTATCTGATCGAGCACGAGACAAAGATTTACCGCTACCGGTTGGCTCTTCTGCAAGAATTTGTGCGCGCTGTTCAGTGAGATTTTCAATAATTCGTTGGCTATTAGCTATTTCAGACTGGTAAACCTGTCTATCGCCACGCGGCAAAAGCTGCGCGGCCTGTTCTTCAAGCAACCGATTTTCTATAGCGCGCGCCGTTACTCCATCATCTACAGATGACAGAGCCTCATTAACTGCCTGAGACAGCAGACTCTTGCGCCCAGGAATTTCACTGAAAGATGCAGACTCAACAATGCTGGCAACGTCTACAGGTCTCCCCTGGCTAACATCAGACATAGCTTTTCGCAGAGCCTGAATGTGAGAATTGCGCGAAAGCACGTTGATCGGCACGCCGGGAGCAATATCAATTTCAGCATGATGAGCGGCATTCGCCGCCAGTGCAGCATCAACATCAACTGGTGAAAAATTTGGTGCGCTTGTAGACTCGCCGCGAGAGTTAATAAATCTGCCGACACCACCAAACGCCACCCCAAGAACAGCATCAATAGCAATTGCCTGTCGATCCAACACATCATACTGGTTAGCCATTTCGCTATAGCCACCATCACGAAGTGTTTTTGCAGTAAGCCCACGCTGTGCCATACCGAACGCAATATTTGTACCTGCGGCATAGGCAATATCTGGCGTTGCACGTACTGCTGTTGCTGCGGCGCGTCGCACTGAACTCTCACCCGCCCGCGCAAGCTGAGCCGCCACACCTTCCGCCAGCGCACCACCAGCACGTAACCCGAGGCTCATAGGGATCAGTGTTCCGGCACCAGCAGTAATGCCCTGCACTAATCCCGCTTCCTGCGCCGTCCTGAAATCAACACCCTGTGCTGTCAGCCGTTCAAACTCAGAAAAACCCTGTAGCGAAGTTACCGCCGCTGCACCTCCGACAGGACCACCGAGCGTTGTACCGACAACAGCCTGCCCGCCCATATCGAACAACCCATAAAGAACCTGCCCGGCGGTTCCGGTTGTCGCGGCATCAGGCGTCAGCCGCTTAACCTGCTGCTCTGCTAGTTTTCTCTGCTCGGCAATGTATGAAACTGAAGTATCATTGAGCGAGGTGTTTTCGTTAATAAACTGAGCAATCGGGGATACGATTTTATCCATCCCTGCCCATAGCAACTGATCTGGCTTTGCCACCAGCCCGGAGTACAAACCAGACAATGCCGCTCCTACAGCATTGTCGAAAAAACCAACATCGCTGTTAAAGCCCGCTGGATTTGATGCTGCTTCGTCAAGTTGCTGATTCTGGTTTACTGGATTAAGGCCAAAGTAACTCATTGCGGAATATCTCCGGAGAATCTCTGACGCTTCTGTGTCAGATCAAGAACAACGGGAGAACCATCATCTTTTAGCAGATAACCAGTACCAAGTTTCACCAGGTACTGACTATCGCCGTAACTTTGCAAACCATACTGACCAGGCGGTGTTTTTATCCCTGTGCCAACAACTTGTTCATTCCAAGCCTGATTAACCTGCTTATCGAATTGCTCTGCAGACATTCCCCACGGCAAAAGAACATTCCCCATTCCGTTATAGTCATGCACGCCACCTGTAGCTACGTTAACAGCCTGTTTCCAGATATCATTGTCAATTTCGCCTGATACCACGCCTTTTTTCGCCATCACACCAGCGTAATAGTCCTTTGCGATCTCGTATGCCATTGATGCCCCCTGAGCATCACCAGCAAATGCATCCTTCACCATGTCAGAAAACTCAAGGCGAAGATCAGCATCTTTAGGCATCGGAATACCTTTCGCGTCATCAGTACCTTTACGAGCCGCCGCGCCAGCAAGAATTGTCTGCGCAGCGGTTTCAGGAGACACGGAAACATCCGGATTAAACCAGTTTTTTTCTGCCAAAATACCACCTGGCTTATCCATCAGTATCCCGGCAACGGCAGCAGATGGAGCGTTGGCACTGATCTGCTGTAGTGCTGACATATACACCTGCCCACCACCAGTGCTCTGCCTGATGGTATCGAGATATGCTGCCTGTTGGGAAACGGGCGCATCACGAAAGAAAACACCGATCTGATTGGCCTCGTCTTTGGAAAAGAACGTCAGTGGAGTGCCATATGACTTAGCAAGGTCACTGACCTGAGCAGCACGCAAGGCAACACTCTGTCCAAAGTTATCCTTATTGCTCATGTCGATAGGCTTTGCCTGTCCGGCGGCAAGAGAGAACTGTACAGGATCAGCCTGTCGCTGCTTTATCACCTGACTTGCAGCCGACACAACGTTGTCATAAAGAGCGGCTCGTGCCGCATAACCCTCCCCTGTCTCACCGGTATCCGGGCGTAATTGCTCAACATATGCTGTAATGCTGCTTGTCGGCATGTTGCGGAAAGAGCCTATATACTGTCCGGCGATTTGCGTATTTCTGAACTCGGTATATCGCAGGTTTCCTTCTCTGACTCCATAAGCTGCAATAAAATCAGCCTCACCAGGTGGGTTAGGAAATTCAACGCCACGCATATACGCAGCTGTCGCATCGCGAACCTGGCTGTCAATCATCGTTTTATATTCAGCCTGCTGCTGCCGACGCAGTTGATCAGCCTGTCGCATAAAACTTGCCTGCGCCTCAGGAGATGCCGCATCGAATGCTGCATTACCGGTATAGCGTTTGGTGTTGGTTGGAATTGTTGATAAACCAAGTGCTGCACTGACACCAGCAGTTAACTGCTGATCACTGTATGGCTGGCTACCGTTCTCATGATGGATAATGGCTGCACAAAGCGCCTTCAGGGTATCAGGATTAGATGCATCGAGAGGCTCATCAGCAGAAACGCCAAGTTGTTCGCACACTGCTTTGATATACGACATAGTGTCATTTTTATCAGTAGGCGGTGCCCAGCGATTAATTATCTCGCTGACGGTATCAATACCCTGCCTCTGATACGACATCAGGTTCCGCCCTAATGCACGAATCCCGTGTTCAGGTGTTTCGAATTTAGCAAATCGACCATCATCACCGGTCTGGCCTACCCACGGATTAGTTTTGCTGTATTCGAGATTTCCTGGGTTATTGTTGCGTATGCCGCGGGCACGCTCGGAAGAGTCACTATCTGCTACAGCACGGCGAGCTCCAGCAGCAGTATCACTTAACTCGCCATTACTTTGGATGAATGCGGTCGCATTGTTTGCCGACCACTGGGACAATGCAGCATCAGCAACCTTCTCTTTAAACTCGATTTTCTTGGCCTGGATTTGCTCGTTGCTCCAGCCATGTGCAACACCGTACTCCTCAATTTGCTGGAAAGTTTGTTTGTTAGCCAATACGTATGCGGCGTTGTCGCCATACAATGCTGCGGCATTTTTACCATTGTTCAGCAGTGTCGCCTGAAACTGGCCTTCTTCGTAGGCATTAATTTGCCCTATCTCGTGTCGCCCGGCCTGCGTAGTGAACTGAATGCGCTGCTGCTGCGCCTGCTGCATGAAAGCATTACGAGCCTGTTCATCCGGCAGCGACATAGCCAGTTGTTCGACCTGAGCATCAAACTGCTGCGTATACTCATGGCCTTTTCCAATAGCATTTTTCCCTTTCAGGTTAAGCAATCCTGTTTCAGGATTATTCAGCAGATCGCTGCTTATCTGACTGAGGTTAAGAGATGCCTCCTGAGCCAGAGCGATATTGGCACGCTGTTTTGCCTGCCCCAAAACATCAATTGCCTCTGTCCCTGCCCGAACAAAAGCATCACCAATACCTTGCTGAGAAAACGTCTGCAAGCCTGCTGACTGAACTCCACGACTCTCAACCTGACGTCCGGATACTGTTGGTACGACTGGCATTATAATCCTCCGGGTAATCTGGTTCCTGCTGCTGCCCCGATTGGCGCAGGAGTGCTTTGAGTAAACGGACTCCACGTCCCACCAAACATCTGGTACGCACCGTATGCCTTCAGAGGCGCAGTGAGCAATGTTGTTGCTGCTCCCACATTCCCCTGTTTACGGGCTGAACTGGCTTCTGCTTTATAGTTGGCAGCCTGAACCTGATAACCGTAAGCCTCGCGTTGCGCGTTATTCACCGTCGTCAGCGAATCAAGAGCGCCAAACTGGGCAGTGTCGCCAAATATATCCAGCGCGTTACCTGTTGATAAATCAGCGCCGGTAGCCCCCATTGTCGCCGCCTGTGTACCAAGCCGCTGTCGGGTCTCTCTGCGTCGTTGCTCAGCTTCAGCGTTACCTCTGTTTATTGCATCATTTGCCTGAGCTGTGGCTATATCTGCGTTCGCTTCTGCAACCTTCGAGGCATACTTTCCCTGTTGGTACTGGGTGTATGCCTGAATGCCACTCATGGCGAGCATTGCGCCACCAGCAATAACCGGATCGCACATTATTTTCTCTCCATGTGAAATCTGTGGAAATTAAGACCAAGAGCACCATAAGGCGCGGCTTCTTCAAGCCTGAATCCAAGCCAGTGCAGCCATGCTTTGGCAACATGGTTTCGCTCGTCGACGTAGTTTTCCAGGCGCGGATAAACTGCCAGCATCTGCTGCAATACAGGGCGGCAGTGGCGCAGAAATGTCTTCTGATATTTTTCAATACGGCTGGTTCCTACCAGCCAGGGCGTACCATTGCCACCGATCATTGACGCCGGAGATACACCAAACATGGTTACCAGTTCTCCGTTCGCGAACCCTGACCAGGCCATAGTCGCAGTGCGAAGACCAACGCGCAGCGCATCTTCGGTAGTCATCAGCGATACCGCATACAGTTCGTCAATATCAGCCTGACGAACATCCGGCAAAATCATCTGAAGATGCTCTTCGGTAGCGGGAATAATTTGAACATCGATCATCAGAATCCCCCAACAGTAAGGCGAGGAATAACGGCAAGAACAGACAGCGGCAACGGGTCAAGCTGACGGATTTTTACACGCCCGTTTTTGCCCCAGTTACTGTCCAGTTTCACTTCTACTTTTCCGGTAGCATCATCAACAGGATCATCGTAGAACTCGAATTCACGCTGTGGATATTCGTACCATTTACCGCCGGGCGTAGTCGCCCAGATGCCGCGACTGGCATTCACAACCAGAGTAACGGACGGGATCACCTGTTTTTTGTCCAGCAGCGTTTCCTGTCCGTTAATGTTGATATCCAGTGTTTCGAATTCAGCAGTTATTGGCAGGCCGATGTGCACAACAGCCCCCGGTGATTCCAGCGTGACGGCACCTCCGGAAACCACTTTTTGTGGTTCCACGTTCGCATCAGAGAGGATGTTTACGGTCTGGCCTTCAAGATGAGACAAGCCGCCAAATGTCCGGCGCGCCATCTGCCAGTTCGTGGTGGCCACATTCCTGAGGGATGGCGGGACGTTCCTGTTAGCACGAACCACTACTGCGGTATTGCTGGTTACAGAAATAATGTCGCAACGTAATTCTTTTGACACTTCATCGCCAGTATCAGGATCAGCTCCGGTATAAGGGAACTGTAGTTGCGCACCAACATCACTACTGGTGAAGTACGCACCACCAGAAACACTGATTGTATATTCCGCGTGGTAATCCCATTCACCAGAACCACCAGTGATGGTCATCGTTCTGTCAGACGTATTTCTTCCATCATAGCTAAGGCCAGAATCAACAAAGAAAGCATCTTCATCGCTGGTAAATAAACGGCTGGACAGTCTCTCGATGTATCTCACTGTTTGCCCGTTAACGGTTCTGTTAACGACGAAATACACCGCATCTTCATTGCCTTCGCTGATACTGCATGTGCTTTCATATTTTCCGGTACTGGATTGTGGTGCCCATGCAAAAACCTGCTGATCACGCAAATAGGTCATCACCAGTAATTTACCGTCATCACGAATGCAGAAGGCACTGGAGTAAGGGACAATCGAGAAGCACCAGTCAACAATGCTGTGCTTCTGAAAAAGATGATTGGCAAGGATAGTAAGGTCGTTCCCCTGATAGCCGTCAACATCGAATGAGTAGGCCAGATCACGGACAACACTGCCTTTCTCCTGGACGAACAGAGCAATATTCGCCACGGCAATTGGTGGGACATTGCTCGAACCATTTGATCCCTGAGAGCTGAATGCAAATGATGATGGAGTTAATACTTTGTTCTGGTCGCCGGTGATGACGTACTCACCTCCGGAAGTCAGTGCCACCAGCGAACCGACATCAATCAGGTGGCGGATCTCATTAACCTGACGCCCGGCATAGGTGTAGATAATTCTGTCGTCATCCTGCGTAGGATTGCTTTTGCCAAAATCCTTATAATCCCCAGTACGGCTGGCCCAGATAGTCTGAGGGAACGCTGTCGATGCGGCGAAGTAAAGACGTTGTTGATAATAAACAACCGTGCCAGGATAACCGTTAACACTGTTCCAGGCATATTTAGCCCATTTATAGCTGGCATTATCCTCGCCAACGACCTGCGAAGGGATATAGGAAATCACCTCAGCAGTTGCAGTAGTGCCATTTACAGCAGTTATACGGGCAATGCCAAAACCACTGTGCAGATACTCCCACTCAATGCCAGTATCATCATCACCGGATCCGCCCCAGCCATCCCATGATGTGCCTTCTGTATGCGAAGGGCGCAAAGTGCCTGTTTTGCCTGCTGTAACGGCGCGATAGTAGTTACTGTCTGCACGGCGAATATCGCCAATCGACGTACTCTTACTGGTTTCCCATACCGGCACAGAATCCACTGCAGGCTGTTCCAGATAGAACAATTTGCCTACCTGCTCCGCGCCAAAAATAGAGGCGCTTGCCGTTAACGTAATTGTCCCGGTGCTGGCGCTGGCATAAACCGTCACTGACTCATCAATATTGATATCTTCAAATGGCCCGTTCTTCGTTACCACATCAACCAGTTGCCAGTTGTCATGCGCATAGCGGCGCAGCTCTTTCGGCGGGTATGCCGGGTGAACCAGCGTAAGCACGTCGGCGCTTTGCGTGAATTTAATTCGGAACAGATCGGCTTCAGTATATGGCGTGGCAATTTCATAAATAACATTGCTGCTGTTCAGCACCAACGCACCATCTTTGATAACGCGCATGTACTGGTGTCCGAACTCCAGAGCATAAGTCTGAACCGTCGAGAATTGGAACGGGATCAGGCGGCATTTCCGATTTGGGTATTTGGCGGCACCGACAAAACGCGTACCAGGTCGATTCTCAACGCCGCCATACTGCCGCACGATAAAGTTATCGCACTTGCGCAATGCTACCTGGTACTTCGCCATGTCAATACGCCCGTACAACGACGGTCCAATCTCACCACCGGCAAAGCTGGGCTGGATCCAACTGATAGCCATCAGGACAACCTCGCAATGGTAAACTCATCAACCGGTGGCTGTGGTTCCTGTGATTCATTCTGGCTATGCGAGCCAGCACTAAGAATCACGCGATTGTACATATTGAGGGCAAACGTACCGAGGTCTGCATTCCCAGTCAGCGCCATGTTAATAGCTGCCGCAAGACGCCAGGCCAACGCCTCCATAAAAATGGCATCAAACATGTTCACATCTGTAACGCGAGAGACATACTTGAGCCATGCCTGCGGCTGGTCTGTGTAGATCAACTTTCCTGTTCCGTTGGTGTCTGCACCAACTTCGTACTGAACGCGCATTGCTGCTGTTGGATTGCGTACACCAGGAAGCATAATTTCAGTAATGCGCAGACAATCGGACGGGTACTGATACGCATATTCCCAGTCAGGCGGTGGATTGCTCGTATCTGCAAGCGCCACGCGTTTGGTAGCAAAGTTCCAGTCAAAATCAGAAAGCACAGCATCACGGCAGGCCTCAAAGTGCAGCGAACATTCCCCCGCTTCCTTGCTGGCTTCCGTCAGGCTGTTAATGCTGCGGCTATTGCCAATATTGGACAGCGCACGATTACAGATCTCTACTACAGAGGCCATCACTCACCCCCGTTACCGTAGAGGGTTTCAGCCGCTGATTTTTCTACATCACCGGAAACAGGAGCGATTGCCATATCAGTGATCTGCAGATCGGCGCTGCGATTAACACCATCGTCAGTTTCTCTGGCAGACAGGCCTCGAATAACAGCCTTTGCAGTTATCATCACTTCTGTTCCGACGCCCTGAGGTTGCGCCTTCAGCTTATTCAATGTGTCGTTATTAAGAGTGATGCACAGCCCCCACGGGTATTCATCGCGAGTTCTGGTTTCTCCGCTCTCATCCTGGTAGCTGTCAGTGCCGGTTTTGAGGTTTACGAGTTCCATATACACTCCTGCAATAAAGGGGCCGAAGCCCCTTGTCGGATTCGCGAGGCTTACACGCCCAGTTCTTTACGCTTATCTGCGATCTTCTCGCGGAGCGTTTCGGCTTTAGCGTTATGGTGTGGCTTCTCGTTAAAGAGCAATTCGTACTCTTCACGGAGCTTATCCAGTTCACCATCATCTGACACATCATTGATGATTTTGGTGCTGGTTGCTGCCATTGACACCTTTCCTGCAACTTTTGCTTTTGCCTGTCTGGCTGCATCGTTAACAGGTTCCAGTGCGCTACCAGGCTCACCTTCGTATTCGATTTCTGCCCCCTCCGGCCACAGAGTGTTATGGATATGAGAGAGGCGCAGAACGAGGTATCTTGGTTTCTCACCTGACATCGATATCACCTTAACCAGTTACTTTTGAGCGGATCGGATACGGCGTATTGGCATCAACATCAAGACTGATACCAGCAGTGAATTCGCCAGCCGTTAGTGGGCCAGTTGCGACGGAGTAGTTAACACGCAGATATCGCTGAACACCGGCAGGCACCTTTGCAGAAACAACTCGTTTACCTGCTGTCAGGGCGGTCTTTGCCAGTGCGCCACTATCATAAATAGTGGTCCATGAGCTGTTATTTTCACTCGTCTGCAACTGGATGTTTACAGTTGCATCACCGCTTGCCGCGGCGGCTGTGTTAACCAGCGCCCAAAACTCAAGCTGGTAACCAACGCCGATATCACGACGTTTTCCGTCAATTGGACCGAGATCGATTACGTCAGTAGAAGCCGCGGTATCAGTTACCGCCTGTGCTTCGGAGAACATCAACAGTTTGTCGGTGATCATCTTCTTTCTCCATTAGTGGGTCTGTTACGACCCACAGGTTAATAACAGGCGTTACACCACGCGGGCTTCTGTTTCCAGAAGCGCATCAGTTTCACGGATTGGTACACCACGGAATGAAGTCCACCACTCGCCTTCTGTCTCTTTTACGCTGATAGCCAGAGATGTTTTCTCCAGAGACTGCAGATCAAGAGCCTGGCCTACAGTGCGGTTCATGTAGAACACCGGGCGGCCCATGCCACGGTTTGGAATGCGATGTAGTGCTTTAACCATCAACTTCGCAATATTTGCGGCAGAGGATGGTTCTGAAAGATTGCTGACATCGATGTTTGCAATGCGAACAACATAACGCCAGTCACGCAGAGCAAGTCCGTTATCCCATTTGTAATGGGTGCGATAGCCTTCGTACTTGCCGCCATTAGCATCTTCCAGTGTCACCTGGCCTTTATCTTCCATCTGGATGCCAGCCTTCTGCCCTTTCGGGAAGATGCCATGCACGGTGTTTTCGCCCCACACCACTAACCAGATTGAAGTGTTATCTGTACCCGTGCCACCAGCATCAATGATGTTCTGAGCATTACCCGCAGACAGGCTGGAATAGCGGGAGGACAGTCCCATAAACTGCTGAGGGTTAACGCTGGAATCACCATAAAACAGCGTCTGCGCCATCTGCTGATTCATCGCTTCAATAAATGCGCGGTCTTCAGACAGGCGGAATTCGGCGGTATTGCCGTTCAGATCAGCCAGTGACTTATCGACTTCCGCATAGGTTTCCAGCATGCCAACGGAATCGGTTACCTGCACTGTGGTTGATTTGCTTGGCTGTACGCCATAGTTCAGCAAACGCCAGGTAGCTGAAGGTAAACCAGAACGAATGGTGGTTCGGTGTCCGGTAGGAAGGTTCCCTTCGACAAAAGGCATATCCTGAAGGATCGGGTTAGTTTGACCGAGAAGCTCGATAATCTTATCGACTTTCCCGTTTGGATCGACGCGCTTACCCCAGTCAGCCAGCGTTAGCGCAGTTAAGCCTTTAACAGCCATTGTCATTTCCTCTCTTATTTGCCATAGAGCACTTCGGCCGCACTACGCTGGCCTTCATTACCACCGGTGACCATGCCATCTTCAGACATCGCCTTTCCGATTTTCACGAACGTTTTGACCAGATCAGGGTGATTACCCAGCCCGGTGGTGTTCAGATATTCTTTGAGTTCAGGTGTCCCGAACTGGTCAAGCGCACGCTGTGCGGCGCTAAGGTTAGAAATCAACTTGTCGCCACCGATTTCTTTGTCGGCTTTTACATCCGCAGCCCACTGCTCGGTTGTTTTCTGCCAGGCTTCTGCCTGGCGCTGCTGAACACCTGCCAGAATCTTCGGATAAGCATCAACCAGCTTTTGCGCTTGCTCGTTGGTCAGGTTTAGTTCTCGCGCCACCGGCTCGAATTCCTTCAACGCTTCTGTATCCAGCTCTACGCCTTCGGCAGCCTGAAACTCGTACTTTTCAGGCGCACCCTCTGGTTTATCGCCGTCCTTTTTTTCATCCTGCTTATCGTTTTCAGGCTTTTTGTCATCAGCAGGTTTATCGCCATCAGCAACAGGTTGTGGCTTATCACCTTCCTGTTGTGATGGATCACCAACTGGAGCAGGGTTATCACCTGCAGGCGCTGACGGTTCTGACGCAGCCGGAGCTGCTCCACCATCGACTGGTTGCTCATTGCAAAGACGGCGATACAGCAAACGCTCAAATAAATTCATGATCACTCCTGTTCACTGGCCTCTTTGGCCATCTTCAAATACTGTTCAGGGCAATGCGCCATAACGCGCTGAAACAGTTCCAGCGCCAGATTGCGTTGCCCCTCATTAAATGCCATTGCCATAGCATCCATCGGAGAGATAGCGGAAAACACCCGGCCTTTCTCCAGCACCGACCAGACAACGCGACGCCCCTGTTCACTGCTCATGACAAAGCAAATGTCATCAATTTCACGCTGTGCCATGTCACGTTGCTTACGGGCGTTTTCTTCTTTCAGTTGATCGTCTTCGTAATCTGTCATTGTGATTGCCCACCCTGACCACTAACTGCATTCGCCATAGCTGACAAAACACTCGGATCCGAAGTTTTAGCTTCGCTTAGCGTCTTGGCACCCTGTGCCGCCGCCATCCCCATCGCCATCATTTGTTGCTGCTGTTGTTGCTGTGCCCGTTGCTGGCGAGCCTGCTCAACCTGTTCCTGCGGAACAATGACGGTTGGAGACACTCCGGACATATCAGCGAATGCATCGATCGCCTGATCAACGTTGAGTTTGTCGAGAGCTTCTGGTTTCGCTTGCGCAAGTTGACCAATGAAGTTGACCGTAGACGCCAGACTGGACAGGCCGATAGACTTCTGCGCCTGAGCCATGACGGAAATGTATTCGACCTTCAGGGGCATACCTTCCATTGCGTCAGGCGGTGGCGGCAGCATGTTTTTACGCACCATCATCGAGAAAGCGCGGTCAATGAGAGGATTAAGACATTCGTCGTTCAGACGCTCCAGAACCGGCCCCAACATCAGAAGTTTTTCTTCTTTCATTTCGATCACCGCTTCAACAGGCATCGAGCGGGTATTGATGTTCTGCAACATCATGAACAGATCGACAAAGTAGGCGCTGTTAATGATTTGACGGGTGTCCTGAATGTCTGCCACCAAATCTGCTGTACTGGGGTTAACCAGATAAGCAGGCCTGAAGCCATCCTGACCAGTAATCTGATCGATATACGTGATGTCGCCAGGAAGAAGGGAGGCGCGCTGATTCTTGAGGGAAGTCGGAGCAACCATCGGCGGATTGGTGGCTTTATCAATCAACTGCGACTTGCGCTTCTGAAGAAGCTGCAATGCCTTAACAGATCCAAGCGCCAGCATACCCGGGCATGATGATCCATAAACATCTTCGCCGTTAACTTCCCAGCGCGGAGCCATAATTGGAAACTCATCGAATCCGGACTCACGCAACAACTTGTCGTTATCGCCACCAACCTCGTAATAAACCGATTTGAATGGCTTGTTCTTGCTATCCAGCTTCGATGTATCGCGGTCAATGTTCGGGTAAACCGAATGCATCACTTCAATCCACTTCTCGTAGGTGCCGCTTTCCCACATGCTTTTTACGGATTCGCTGACGTTATTTAGCCCGAACTCCTGAACAAGCTGACGAACAGTCATAGAGAACTTGCGGAAACAGGTGTCCACACTGCCACGAGGTGAGTTAGCCAGGTAGTAACTGCCTATCGGGAATGGCATTGTGCGAATGATGTCCTTGTCATCCTCCAGCACCGCCATTGCACCAGTGCTGTATGTGCCGAGGCTTCCGTATAACTGCGGAAGAGACTGGTAGAGATTCGACTTATTGAACATATCGTTCATGCGGTTCTGCACCGCCTCAAGCCACAACTTAACAGGGCCATAATCCATCATTTCAGGATCTGGCGTAGCCAGGCGAAACCACGGACGCGCGGGGCTTGTGATGCCTGACATCATGCCGCTGGCGAGAGTGCGCGCCGCCATAGTCCCGGTCGAATCAATAATGCGTGTATTGCGTCGATCGTTACGGTTGACCTCAGAAGTCAGAAAGCGGGAACCACGCGGGTTGATGTAATCACTCAACTCGCGCCAGTGCGGCTCGAACGACTGACGCTCGCTTTCAAGTTGTGCGAACTGTTTGTTCAATCGCTCTTTAGTTGTTTCCGCCATTTCAATGACTCCGGTTACTGACCAAGCAGCGTTTTACCGCTGGTATTAGCGGTTGATGTGTCGCCCAGAGAACCGGTAAGCAGCGTAGAACTACGACCAGCAGCAGCGCGACGGCGACGAGTTTCTTCGTCGCGGGCATCAACAACGGCGGCATCCTGCTCCTGTGGTGCTGCCTGAACTTCTGGTGTTGCAGGCACTGATGGTGAGCTACCCATGCACATATCAATGACTCCGTACGCAATTAAATTATTACCAATTTAACCACATATGATTTATTTATCGTAGGTAGTTGACATTTAACGCACAAATTATTACCTTTCAGGTAACCAAAGAGTTCATTCCGGTTACTAACCTGACTGGCTTGTCGTTAAATTGAACAGGTGTAGTGAGCTTTTATTTTGAGCAGTACGGCGTATGGCACATGCGCCGATAGCGGTCTGGATACGTTTAAGGGGCACCCTCCCTTGCTCGGGCAAACGAACCAGGTAGCCGGAATGTGCAAGTCGAGCGGTTTTATTCCGCGCACGGGGATTCACCATCCCGGCGATTCGGTGTGACGCCTCGGAAGAGACGAGGGTACAACGATGAGAGCATTTATGGAGCCGCGACAAAGTGTGGCGCCTTAACAGGCTAAGTGCTCTCAGCGTTGTGGCATTAGCTCAGTTGGACAGAGCAACCGCCTTCTAAGCGGTTGGTCGCAGGTTCGAATCCTGCATGCCACGCCAGAATCACGCCTAAGGACCGTGATGCCAGAAGTTCCAGGTGCTTGGCGGTGATGGTTTCCCTTGAGGGACTATCACCGCCCTTTTTACAGCAGGACGCCATTGCGATGACTTCATGCTGTAAACCCGTACAGCCACGGAAGGCATAACTCATTGCTTCCAGTTCGCCCGGTTCGCCGGGCATTTTTTTAAGGTGAGATTAGACTATGAGTGACAAAGACATTGAATCTGAAATTCAGGCTAAAGGTTTAGCCGCGCCGCGCGTTACGCCAGACCATATCGAGAGCATTATTGCTCAGGAGGCATATTTCACAGCAGAAGATGGTGCCTTTGGCGTAGCCATAAAAGCGAAACATACTGGCGGAGAGGTAAACTACCAGCCGCACGAATCACTTTCTCTGCTGACGTTCTGCGTCCTGGTGCTGCGCAACGGCTTCACCGTCACCGGAGAGAGCGCCTGTGCAAGCCCGGAAAACTTTGATGCAGAAATTGGTCGGAAGATTGCCCGACAGAATGCTGTAAACAAAATCTGGATGCTTGAAGGTTACTTGCTGAAGCAGAAGTTAAGCGAGCAATAACACCGTGACATATCACAAACAGCCAGCCTATGAGCTGGCTTTGTTTTATCCTCATCAGAGGATATCAACAACATTATCCCCTCAAGCGGATTAAGCATAGGGATCGTAATCTGTGATGGCCTTGCCTTGCTGGTTCTGCTGCCCGGGAATTCGCAGACGCTTAGACACAGGGAACGCAAACGTCAGCAGTAGCGCATCGCCTTTACCCGGTGAACGCCCAAGCCGCTCCTTGATATCTTCCTTCGGTTCGATAACGATTTTACCGTCCACTCGAACTTTGTACTCTGCCGCCGACAGGTCGTCTGCTGTTTCCTGGTCATCCAGCATGCCGCCAAGCCTCAGCCATGTCTTGCATGAATTGAACATCTCCCCACGCTTGTTGAGCATCTGCGGGTCAGTAGACGCGCCACCGAACGGAACAAGTTGCCATGTACGACCCCAGCCGTCACCGATTGACTTCAGACCGGTTCCGTAACCGAAGTCGATGAACACCGCGTCAGCCTGATACTGGTCTTCAAAGTCAGCGATACGCTTCGCCATAATCAGATCGTCAGTGGTCTTGTTGCCAGTCCATAGCACCTTACTATGCAACCCCTGCCGCAGGTATATCACCGCGTCATCAACGCCTGAATATGCCGGGTCAACACCGATTATCACCGGAGCATGTGCCACCTGCGCAGCGGTTACCACCCGTTTCATTGCCTCATCAGTAAGACCGGTAGGGATAAACTGCAATTCAGATGCATCAGGGAATATGCCGCGCACACGGATTTTAACGAAGTCGCTGTCTTCCCCGTAGTCATCAACCCATTTCTGCAACTGCTGTTTGTTAGTACCTTCCACCGTCCGGCTGTCAATCTGCGCAGTTTTCCAGCGGTGTTTGTATTTGCGGAAACATTCGCGAAAACGCCCGGTATTACGTGTAGGGTTTCCGAACGCCACCCAGATAATCTCAGTGTCTTCGTCCGTAAGCGCACCCTCAGCAACTTCCCACACCAGATCCGCAATGTTCGACGCTTCATCGAATACCACGATGATGCGTTTGCGCTCGTTGTGTAGTCCGGCGAATGCCTCAGTGTTGTGCTCAGACCAGGGGATTGCGTCAGCTCGCCACCGCTTGTCGTGCCCAGGATCATTGCTGTACATCGCGGTAGCGGTACAGGTAAACCAGTCTTTCGTGATAGCAAGGTTCGACCACTTGATAATTTCCGGCCAGGTCTTCGTTCGTAGCTGGTTGTCGGTGTTGGCGGTCACCACGACCTTACAATCCTCGCAAGTGGACATGCCCCAGTTGATCAACATTGAGATGAATGCTGATTTACCAATACCGTGGCCCGAAGCACGTGCCAGCATAAGCGGCTGATAGCGCGTCTCTGGATTCTGCAGGTGATCACGTATCTCTCGGAACGCATCAGCCTGCCACTGACGTGGGCCGGTGGCATGTGCCAGTTCAGTCCCCTCTTCCCCCCAAGGGAACGCATAGAGGACATAGCCAAGCGGATCGTGAGTGAACCCTGCAATATCCTCGATCAACTGCTCTTCAGGAGATAACGCTGTATCTGTCACTGATTACCATCCTGACGTTCTTTGAGTCGCTTCCTGGCTGCTGCTATGCGATCAGCAATTGTCACATTCACATTAACATCCAGACGTTCTTTGAACGCGTTGACATCAACATGCTTACCAATCAGCTCAAGGTTCTTCACCTTGTCAGGCCATTTAATTTTTTTGAGGATTGTCTCTATCGAATCCTCGTTCATGTTCATGATGGTCGATGACAGATCAAAGCCACTAAGCGTAGTGCGCCAGATTTTCGGCCACTCGCGGATTGGCTTAAGGCTCCCATCGTCGTTGAGGATGTCGATCACGTCCATCTGGTCGATCTCCACCAGGCGCATGAGAACGTAATCAGCACTGACGCGCATTCGTTTGTTGCGCTCTTCCATCAGCTCGGCAATCCGTTTTTGAATGCGTTCATCGCGCATCATGACACTGGCTTTAACTGCCGCTGTATTTGGGGAGAATCCTGCGTTAATCGCTGCCTGAGTCTGGTTTTCAGGCGTTTTGATGTATGACTGGCAATAAGCCTCCTGCATTGCTGTTAGTGGCTTAAATTGCGTTGATTTGCGTTTATAGGTTTTAGGTTCAGCAGGCATCATAACCACCGTGGTAATAGTTACCGTTGTGGTAATAGTAACATGCAAAATAAAGCCGCCATAGTTGGCGGCAGTATTCAAAGTCCATCAAATTCATCGTAAAAACTCTCGTCAAGATACCCTTCCCATTTACCGCGAATGAAAATTACACCCTCGCCGCAATGGTGATGACTGTCGATAACTATATCCCTCCTGGCGCAACCATACTTATGCATGAGAAATTTAACCTCTTTCGGAAAATTTGCTGAGTTATCTCTCATATCTTCAAGGTCGTAGCGTATTTTTGGCATAACACCTTCGTGACATGTCACACTATTAATTTCGTTTCATGCCAGCCTTTAGTCACCCAGCATTGCGAGTCACCATTACACGGGCATGAATTAACTGGAACTCTCTCGCCGCACTTACCGCAACGTTTTCTGCTGATCGATTTTATACGCCCGCGCACGCGTGCATCATCCTGGCGGATCAGTAACGCTATATACTCACCAAATTCGTAAGGCGCACGCCCGGGGCGACGCGTGGCACAGTTACTCTCCAGCATTTCAATTTCCTGAGCATCAAGCACAATTTCCAGCTTACGCACACCAGATGCAGCTTGTCTGGCTCTCTGAGCGGCTTTGCGCTCTGCTGCTGATTTAGCCATTCTGATTTTCCTGCATCATGAGAAATACAATCATGGCGGCGCGGAGAGGTCTGGTATCAAATATTGGTCTTACGCCTTTTGCATCAACACACCATTCAGTTAACTGGTCTAAGATAGAAATCCTGTGTTTCTCAATAATCGGCCATGAGGCGCTAGGATCATTGCAGTAGTCAGGTAAAGGGTTTAATGGCTCAAAAGTTGTATCAGTATTTCCGTAATACCATTTGTTGGTGTTATTCCCTGATGTTTCCGGTTTACATGCCCAAAGGCCTTTAAAAATTATGTCTCCTACCATTCTGTTAATTTCAAAATCACTTAACTGTGAATAGTCCATCACTTCACCTCCTGCGGCGGTTCTGGTAGAGGCATCCAGTGGGTTACTTTCGATGCCGGTTCTTCCACATCGTCAGTAACTGCCCACCATTTGTTTTTCGACCAATCGTAATACCCTTCGAAGGTATCGCACTCAGTCCAGCCGTAAGACTTCCCCCAACACCAAACATACTGTTTATCGTTCGGCATTCGCTCACTACAGCTTATCCAACCATCCGGAGTTACCGGAGAGTTGCCCGACAGCTCGTTCAACTTATAAGTCTGGCTTACAGGTTCGGCACCATTAAGCATGGAGGCGCGGCAGGCGTTCCAGCCTTCATCAAAGCCGACTATGCCATTATTTAAAGACGGACGAGCATCTGGCACCATCGGCACTGGCTTGGCTATATATAGCGGCTGAACATACCAGCCCTTTGATAACCAACTGTCAGCAATGTTTTTACTCCTCGTTATTGCCGGAATACCTAAGCCATTTTCTGAATGCAGCCATGCCACCGGCTCCTCTTCTAGCGATGCCAGAGCAATTTCATAAGCCCGGCGCTCAATATTGTCTCGCACGTCCAGGCTGCCTATGCGTTCTTTGATTTCTTTAATCATTTCTTTGTCGGTTAAAGTTGTCATGTGTTAGTCCTCATCCACTTCAACGCCATCTTTCAGCGTGATGCCGTGCCAATCATCAGCCCAACTGGTTAGCCCTGGCGCATCAATGCTAGGCATATAAACGCTTGCAGTGTGGTAGCCCTTATCGTTATCAATGCTGGCAACGTGCTCGCCGTTGTATGCGCTCAGCGTGTCCAGGACGCTATAAAACTTTCCTCCGGCTGCCCTGAAATCCTTTACAGCCTTCACAAGGCGATTCCACGCTTTTTCCTGTTCTGGCGTCAGGTCGATTAATTCCTGCAAAGTTGCCATATCACCCTCCTTTGATGCCAATGCCAGCAAGCCAGTTTCTTATGCCGATATATTCAGCGTTCCTGAAACCGCCATTTACATATATAAATGGCAAGCGAAGATTGTGACCATTGGCTGCCAGGTAGTCTTTACAACCCTGTTCGGTGAAACAGCAGGTAACGAATTCATCAATATCTTTCACAGCAACGCGCCGCCATTTTTCTGGTGGTTCCCGAAAGTTTTCATGAAGTAGTTCGAGACGACGACTTTGGCGTTTATTGGCTTCATTGCCATCTTCATCAACCCAGACAATCCTGTCATAGTCATAATCAGCATCAACAACGATTTCGCGCTTTTGATACACACAAAACATAGGGTCTGACGTTATTCGATTATCCTGTGTTCGAATATTTTCACCGATGATGCCAAACGAATCTGGTGCAGATTTTGTCTTCAACTCTTCGATACGTTTGCTTTGAGCTTCCAGTTCATCAAGAAGCGCAAGCATGGTAGCCGGACTGGCTGCGGCGATGAATTCAGCATTTGCCTGCTGTTCCATTTGGAAATCTTCATCGAAACCGCTTTCAGGATGCGCTCCTTCAATTCTGCAAATGGGAATATATCCAGCAGCCTCGCGATGAATTAGCGCATCATCACCATCAAATCGGCCCTCTCCATATTCGAGCGACCATACACCACACGTTGCTTTCTCTGCCTTTTCACGCAGTGCCTGATAGTCAATCTTGCTCACTGGTTTCCTCCTTTGCGAAGCTGTTCCGCACAATCCAGCAGGGCGTCCGTCGCTTCTTTCACCGTAACGATGTCGCCATCGTCCAGCCCGACAACCGTCGCGTTCTTAACGAACACCGAGCAAAGGTCATTAAACGCCTGCGCCCGCACTTCAGCCAGGCATTTGCGAAACTCGGAAACGTACTGTTCGACGCTCATTCCCCAGCTAAGTGGACATTCATTGAATGTTTCGCCTTCGTGCTCTTCATCAGGTAGCTCTTTGGTAAAGAACTCACGTTCAATGGCGTGGAGTGTGTCAGCAAAACGACGTAAGTTACTCAAACCTGTCGTAATGGAGAATTCAGGAGCATCACATCCGACGCCCATCTGCTGATAAACGGCGGTTTTGAAGGCCTTCAGCCCCGCATTCTCCGCCGCCAACGCCGAAAACTTCTCGTGTGCCAACTTAACAGCCGCATCAGCCTGCTTAATTGACTCAATCGCTTTCTGCTGGTCTTCGGCCAGCGCATTAGCACGCACCAGTTGCACTTCCAGTTGCGTTGCCAAATCGCTGATCAGCTTTGCCACACTGCGCATATCAACGGCACCACATTCTGCTTTCAGTTCCGAAGCCATCTCATGCCCGGCGGCAACTAACCCTTTGATATTACTTTCCATCTTTACCCTCGCTTATCCACATAACTTATTGATTACATTGATAACTAAAAAGATCGTCGATTCAGAACTCTTCGATGTTCCAGCCACCACCTGTTTTCTTTGGTTTAACCGTTACCCCGATGATTCGGAACGGATACTGATCTGCGGCGACTTTGGTTTTCACCCTGGCGTCGTCGGTCCAGAAACCTTTCACTTCGTGCAGTTCCATCTCTCCGGTGGCGAGCATCACAGCGAAATCTGGCGTATAGAACGTGTTGTCAGCTAACCGCAGCTTGATACCCTCGAATCGATACCAGGCGATTTCCCCTGCACGTTTACGCAGCTCAAGGTGCTGGCAATACGCAGATTCAGTTTTGTTCATCTGGCCTGTTTTGAGTCGACCAAGAGCCTGTATCTGTTTTCTCATGATTTACCTCTGAGGTAATTAAAAACCACATAAGACATGAAATCAATAGAGTTTATAATATTTTGTTACCTAACAGGTAATTATCGAGGCGTAAAAAAATGCGCTATCGCGCTGGTATTACTTGATAAATCCTGCCGCCTTTCCCCGCCTGTATTCCTCCATCAGCCACTGCGCCGGTGTTATTCCCCCAAGGGTGGCGGCGTTAGGCATGCACCCGAAACTTCGCCCTGGTGGATGGTAAACGTCTCTCCCTGTGTCCGGAGGTGTACTCATGGGCTCTGGCTTTGCCTGTATGCTGATCACCGGATCGGGTATCTGCTGTCCGGAAGCCACCTTTTTCGCCCAATCATCGAGCAGCCTGCGCGCGTGTTTCTCAACCTCACTCTCGCTAAGCTGGCGCTGATACATTGCACGACGGGTATCACATACGACCCAGTACATAACCGGATGCCGCCACGGGAATCTTTCGGGACCACCAGGATATAAACTTTTTTCCTTGCTGTACCGGTGAAACTCCGCCATCACATCGTCAATGGTGACGCCAAGAACCATCTTGCTGTCTTTGCACCACTTGATGAATTGCCCTGGCGACGGCCAGAACGGAGATTCACTGGCGCGGGCGTGGCGCATACCAGCGTTAACCTGTTCCATTGTAGTGATCCCATTCTCCAGAAACGCAAGCATCCATTGCTTACGGAATTCATTAAGTTTGTTCTGCTCCCTTATGGTCGAAACGCTTGCAGGAAATGCAGCCTGTAACTGGACAAATAGTTCATTGAAAATTCTAGCAACCTGCTCCTTTTTGCCATTGCTGTCACGCCGCTCTTCATGCACAGCAACACCATGCTCACGTAAGCGATCGTACTCATTGAGAAGTTCTGGAGTTGATTTCATCCCACACCCCTTCTATCCAGTCAGTGTTATTCCAGTCAAGCTCATCGCTTTTCCCGGCATTTTTTGATTTTCCCCTGATATGATTTACGTGCCTGGCGAATTTTTGTTCCCACTGAACCTGCGTGAACACTTTGCCCTCAGCCATCCAGTAATCCCGGAATGCAGCAAGTTCAGCAGGTGTAAATTCCGGTTCCGGCAGGGCCGTTCCCCACAGCGCAGCACGCCGCCGAAAATCTGGCGACGGTAGCCAGCCATCTGTCATCGGAAATTTCCCGATGGGTTCACTCAGGCCATCCAGAAATTCAGGTTCTGCCACCTGCAACGGCGTACTGTTCGCTTCACTGGTCGGAGCACCCTCGCGCACGTGCGCTATGTGTGGGGTTTTATATATATCTTCCTCTTCCTCTTCCTCTGGTAACTCCTTTTGTAACGCTGTTGGCGTTACTTTTTGCGTTACTCGTTTTCGATGCTCTGCCACTCTTCTATTCGTAAGTGCACGTTTTTTCGATGATTCTCCATTATGTCGCTCAAAGTTTGGAAGAATTAGTTTGCCGTCATGATAAGCAAGCCATCCGACGCTAATGAGGGCGTCAGCAAATCCTGTAATAAAAGCGAGTCTATCAAGTACTCCTTTTGTAACGCTGCCAGCGTTACCGTCTATTGTTTGCTGGTCAGCCCATGCCCATATACGAACCAGCTTTCCAAGAACAGCATCTGGATCAATACCCAGAATTTCTGCTATCTGAAAAATTTCAGGTTTATCAGGAGTGATAACTTCAACCTTAATCCAGCTGCTTGCCATAGGTTTCCCCTCTTGCACTCTTTAGTGCGCAAGCAAATTCATTACGATGGCGGTTGGCGCTATTCATTGCACATTCAACACATGTTCCGTTCAGAACATACCTTTCAGAGAGATGGCCGTGACGGCACCGCTTTCCTGTGAAATAGCGATTTAACCCGGCTTTTGCGGCCTCCATTCTGGTTACTATCTTCAATTTTTCCGCCCCTTTTTGTTATTGATATTGGCTATTTTGCACAATTGGAAAATTTGATCAACCAGATTTGGTTTTTTATTACCCTTAAGGTGCGAATAGATATGAAAAGACCGCCGGATGGCGGTCTACAGAGGGTTGTGGCTGGATATCATGAGTAGAAGAAGTATGCCAGTTCTGCTTTTGAGCGCAGCCATTGTCTTGTTTTACAGGCTTTAAAAAGCCCATTCATCAATACTTTACCTGGCATTTTGCGCTTACCTGTTAAGTGAGTCTGGATATAGTGACTCGTCGTTCCGGCTTCCTGTGCGAAGGCTTCACGCTCATCCGGAGTAAGTGCAAGCCAGTGCTTTTTGAAATCGAAATGTCCGTTATCGCTCATAGCTATTGCCTGATATTTATTTCAGATAATAAATATTCACCCATAAGGTAACAAAAATCAAGGATAGTTACCTGTGGGGTGCATTTACCTGTTGGGTAATATTGCTTTAAATTGAATCATCTACTGATTCATATATGAGGCGATTTTCCAGAAAATGAAAAGTATCCAGGACGTCCGCAGGCAAAATCTCAACGACTTGATCGACCGTGAATTCAATGGTGTTCAGACGCGGATGGCAGAAAAACTTGGAACTCAGGCAAATCTGGTAAACCGCTGGGCTCTTGGCAAGAAGGTTATCGGCGACCAGGTTGCACGAAAAATTGAAGCTGCCGCCAATAAACCCCGTAACTGGCTTGATATTGATCGTTCGCTTTCTCAGGAGGGTTTTCAGCCTGTCGGCCCGAGCGATATAGGTCAGCTGGCGGCTCACAACCTGGAACGCTGGATGAGCGAAAGCCGCGACCTTTCAACACAGGGAAAACTTCACCGCGCATCCGGCGTCGCCCAGGTGACAATCAGCCGCCTGTTAAACAATGAGGTCAGCGTTTCCATTTCCACCCTGGAGAATGTTGCATCCGCATTCGGGCGTCACGGATATGAACTACTAATTCACCCGCACGACCCTGCGACTATCAACTATGACCGCTCGCGCTACGCATTGTTACCCGAAGCCGAGAAAGCAAAGATCGAAAGTTACATTGAATTTGTCATCAACCAGAACGAAAAAAACAAACAATAAAATCATATTTTTCAGTAAGTAAGCCGCCTTCTGGCGGCTTTTTTATTGCCTGTTCGATTACCTGATAGGTAATTTTTTTAACTCATATCTATTGACATCAAACCAAATACGCATAATTATTACCTCAACGGTAACAGACCGAGGTAACAAGTTATGCAGTGGAAAATCATCAACGGTTGGTACTGCGTTACTGCATGCGGATTCATGAGCTGGAAGTTCCGCACCTTACAGGAAGGCATTAAGTGGGCTTTCGTCAGCAAAGAAGCTCGCGATGTGGCCAACGATAACGAGATATGGGAGCAGGTTAGCAAATGAGTGAATTATCAATCATCGAAATCACACCAGATATGGCACCAAGAATTTACGTTGAAAAAGGACTGGAAAAGTTTCTTCAGCAGATCCGTGAAGGTGTTAATGAAGTGCCTGACATTAGCACAGACAAAGGCAGAAAGCGCATTGCATCTCTGGCTGCGAAGGTTTCAAGAAGTAAAACAGCGGTAGAAAAACCAGGACGTGATTATCTGAAACGCCTGAAAGAACAGCCGAAAGTAGTTGAAGCAGAGTTACGACGCTTCGTAACCGAATGCGATCGGCTTCGTGATGAAGTACGCCGCCCACTCACCGAGTGGGAAAATGCTGAGAAATTACGCACCGAAGCACTACAACAACGCCTGACAAATTTGCGAGCACTAGCTGACGTGATCGATCTCTCCGGAAACTACTTGCCATCAACTGATATTCAGGAACGAATTCAAGAGGCTAAATCAGTAGCACTTGATGATAGTTGGCAGGAGTACGCAGCAGAAGCTGGAGTAGCCAAGGATTCAACCATCCAGAAACTGGAAGAATCACTCGCAGTAGCTCAAAAACGCGAGCATGAAGCCGCTGAGCTGGAGCGACTTCGCAAAGAAGCGGAGGAAAAAGCGCGCATTGAGCGAGAAGAGAATATTCGCCGGGAAGCTGCTGAACAGGCCAGGCTCGAAGCTGAACAAAAAGCGAAATCTGAAATTGAGGCTGCGGCACGCCTGGCGGCGGAAGAGAAAGCACGTGCTGAAGTAGCGGAACGTCAGCGAATTGAAGCAGAGCAGCGTGCACAACGCGAAAAAGAAGAAGCCGTTGCCGAGGAACGCCGACGCCAAGAGGCGGCAGAAAAAGCCCGCCTTGACGAACAGAAGCGTATCGTCGACGAAGAAGCGCGCCGAGCTGCGGATAAAGAGCATCGCCGTACCGTTAACCGCAGAGTAATCGAAGATCTGATAGCCCAAGGCATTCCCGAAGAATTCGCGCAGAAAGCAATGTTGGCTATCGCTGGCGGCAAAGTGCAGGACGCGTATATCAAATATTGAGGTGGGTATGAACGTTAATCAGCAGAAAAATCTTCAAAAAATCATGCTGGCATTCGACAAAGACTACCGCCTGTCAGAACAGCTATATGACCGACAAGTTGAACTGATTGAGAGCATCCGACTTCATCAACTGTCCTCAACTTTCGACGTTGTAACAGGCAAAGGCGTTCGTCAGGAAGTGCTGGAGGCTGCTAAAGACAGCCCTGAGTTCGAAGAACTGATGGATGCCTACCGGCGCGAGGCAATGGCAATTATCGCCCGCTGGGATCTGGCGGATCGGATTGATGGGCAGAGGGACGCGGCATGATGCAGAACGCTGGAATCATGGATAGAACAAAATACATCGGAGGAAGCGATGTTGCAGGGATTCTTGGAATTAGCCCATGGCGCACCCCGCTTGAGGTTTATCTGGATAAGGTCCAGTCACGTGTCAAACCAGTAGACCCAAGCAAGCAGAAAGTTTTCACGCGTGGCCAGCGTATGGAGCCATACGTAATAGACCTGCTTTCTGAGGAAACAGGGATGGAAATCGTTCATCGCGGAAACCGCTATATCCACCGTGATTACGATTTTATTGCAGCTGAGATCGATGCAGAAGCAGCGTCAGGCGAGAACATTGAGATCAAAACAGTTAGTCCGTTCAAAGCCAAAGAATGGGGAGAAATCCAGACAGATGCAATTCCTGTGCATTACACGGCCCAGGCCATGCACGGGTTGATGGTTACAAACAAACAGGTATGCGTTTTCGGTGTGCTTATCGGTGGCGACGACTTCCGAATCTATCGGGTTGAGCGTGATGAAGAAACTATCCAGGCGATCTTAGAAAAAGAAATCGCTTTCTGGGACCGAGTGAAAAATCTTAACCCGCCGGAAGCTACCAGCGTAAGCGATGTATCGCTGATGTTTGAGAAAGATGCCGGGACAAGTATCGAGGCTGACGGAAAGGCACTCGCACTATTCAACGATCTACGAGACATGAAGTCACGCAGAAAATCACTGGAAGAAGAAATAGCTATATCAGAAGAGAAGCTGAAGATGTACATGCAAGAGCACTCAGTCCTGACCCTGGACGGAAAGCCGCTCTGCACATGGAAATCTCAGATCAGCAACAGATTCGACCAGAAGCTATTCCAGTCAGTACACCCTGAGTTATTCGAAAAATTCAAAACAACAACGACACAACGCGTCTTCAGAATGAAGTAAGGAGAAAAAATGTCTATCAATGCACTTAAGGCAGCGGCTACCGGTAACCAAGTTGCACATCATAATGAGAAACCAACAACTCTGGCCGGACTTCTGGCAGACCCAAAAATTAAAGCTCAGATGGCTTTGGCACTTCCAAAGCACATGACAGCAGACCGTCTGGCGCGCATAGCAACCACAGAGATCCGAAAGGTTCCAAAACTTGCATCATGCGACCAAGCCAGCTTCCTGGGGGCAATCATGCAATGTGCCCAATTGGGTCTTGAACCAGGCGGAGCTCTTGGACACGCTTACCTGATACCGTTCGACAAACGCCAGAAAGTAAATGGAAGATGGGAAACCGTATCTACAGAAGCACAGCTGATTATCGGCTATCGCGGAATGATTGACCTTGCCCGCCGCTCTGGGCAGATCCTGAGTATCTCGGCTCGTACCGTACATACAAACGACAAATTCAGCTACTCATACGGCCTGGAAGAAACGCTCGAGCATTTACCTTGCGAAACAGGTGACCGCGGAGAATTAACGCACGTTTACGCCGTTGCACGACTGAAAGATGGCGGAGTCCAATTTGAAGTTATGAGCCGGGCAGACGTTGAGAAAGTTCGTGCACTGAGCAAAGCCGGTAGCAGTGGCCCATGGGTTGATCACTTCGATGAGATGGCTAAAAAAACAGTAATTCGCCGACTGTTCAAATATCTTCCTGTTTCTATTGAAATGCAGAAGGCTGTTGTTATGGATGAGCGCGCTGAAGCTGGACTTAGCCAAGATAACGCAGCTGTTATCACTGGTGAATATTCCGTAGTTGACGATGAGCGTCAACACCTGTCGCCAATTTCAGATTCAGAACGAGAAGAAGCTCGAGAATATATCATCGCGATACTTAATAGCCTGGATCCATCTGCTGAAGATGCAAAAACGATGTTCAAGCGCGCTGAAAATGAGATTAACACCATGGCTGAAAAGCTCGGTGATGAATATCACCAAAAATTCATGATGACGCTTAACGATATGCGTCCAGAATTCGAGTAACCACCACCGCGGCGCCACGCACGCCGCACTGCAACCAAGAGAGGTATTTATGAAAGGTGCATTAGGTAAGAAGGAACTCCTGGCGGTGGTGCCACTGTCATGGAGCACTATCGACCGTATGGAGCGCGCAGGGGAATTTCCTAAACGCTGGTATATCACTGACAAACGCTGCGCATGGAACCGTGACGAAGTTGAGCGTTGGCTTGATGAACGTCAGGCAGCAAGCCCGGCAGAGTTCCAGGGTAAAAAGCCTCCTGTTCAGCAACGTGTATATCGTCCTGTGAGCAACGCTGCATGAGTGCGCTGCTAAGGCACTGGAGCAAATGGTCAGGATGGTACTTATTCCTGGCCTCTGTTTCAGCATGGCTTTATCTGCTGGCATTAATTTTCAGAGAGGGTTGGATTAAGTGAGAAAGTTAAGCCGACTTGAAAAATATCACATGAACAAGGTTTCAATGCGCAGCCCTTCAAAGGTTGTTGCCGTTACTCCTGCGGCGATAGAGATCGAAAAACGCGCGATTGAAAGAGAGAAAAAAGGGCAGTTCCGCATTGCCGCCCACCTTTGGCTTCAGTGTATGGATGTTGCTTCTGGTGATGTTGAACGTGCAAGGATCGCGGTTCGCAGGGACCAATGTATCACAAAAGGTAACGGCCTTCGCCGTGGCGACTATAGCGGCATAGGATGTTGTGGGGTGGTTTATGACTAAGAAATACACACTAATCTATGCAGATCCCCCCTGGGCATACCGGGACAAAACCACAGATGGTAATCGCGGTGCCGGTTTTAAATATCCGGTTATGAGTGTGCTGGATATCTGCCGCCTTCCTGTGTGGGATTTGGCCGGTGAAAACTGTCTGTTGGCCATGTAGTGGGTGCCAACACAACCACTCGAAGCACTAAAAGTTGTTGAAGCCTGGGGATTCCGTCTGATGACCATGAAGGGCTTCACGTGGATAAAATGTGGTAGTCGACAACCAGATAAACTGGTTATGGGGATGGGACACATGACTCGCGCCAACAGTGAAGATTGCCTGTTTGCGGTAAAGGGAAAACTACCTCCGCGCATTAATGCAGGTATCGTTCAGTCATTTACCGCACCGCGGCTTGAGCATTCAAGAAAACCAGATGTCGTTCGTGAAAAACTTGTGCAATTGTTAGGCGATGTTTCTCGCATTGAACTGTTCGCCCGCCAGTCGTCTCATGGCTTCGATGTTTGGGGTAATCAGTGCGAAGACCCGGCAGTACAACTACACCCAGGATACGCGTTGGATATTGGCGGATTAACAAATGCATTCAGCAATGCTCCGCTGTCACCAACAGACAACCAGGGGCGGGAGCGTGCAGCATGAACAGGGCATCACCAGCAGATTTAAGGAAATGCCTTGAAACTGCAAACATGCTTGCACACAGCGGGATCAGGTTTGTTCCAATTCCCGCTGTCACTGATGCTGAATTTGCAACACTGTCAGCAATATTCGAAAACAAAATTGAATCACTGGCAGCAGAAGTAGAGATGGAAGAAAATCAGCAGAACTATTAAACGTTATTCCCCCGCCATCCACTTCTCAAACTTCGACGGGGAGAACGGAATCAGATCCGTATGCTCCCCGTTAATCCAGGAATCAATCATATCGGCCCACTGCTGCAACATGTAGGCGCGCTGTCTGGCGTATTCCGCTTTGTTATATACGGCGCGCACACCTTTCTGCTCATGTGCCAGAGCCTTTTCAATCCAGTCTGAAGGATAACCAGCCTCATGCAACAACGTACTGGCTGTACGGCGCATATCGTGTACGGTGAAGCCCTGAATATGCTCACCATCTTCATTTATTATTTTCACCGTTCTGTCGATCAGAGAGTTCAGCGCGGCATTAGATAATGGCTTCCGGAAATTGTAACGCCCAGGAACAAGATATTCACTTCCACCAGCGCACATCTGCAACCCAACCAATATATCCTGTGCCTGTTTAGGCAGGTAAATAACGTGCGCCCGGCTTCCCTTCATGCGGTCTGAAGGAATTGTCCATGTCCATTTTTTAAAATCTATTTCATCCCACGTTGCATTGGTGAATTCGCCTTTACGAACCATAGTGATAAGCACCAGCTTTAAAGCCATTTTCATAGTGCCCATAGCACCAATGGCATCCAGCGTGCGGAAGAACAGGCCAATTTCTTCTGGTGTCAGTGTTCGCTCTCGTGGTTTAAATATGGCGATAGACGAAGGTTTAATGTCAGCCGCAGGATTAAACAAACCATGACCACGGTCATTGGCGTGACGGTATACGCTGCTGATGATCTCCCTGGCCTGTACTGCTGTTGCCCGACCACCGCGTTCGACAATCCGGTCACACAAATCACGAACCATCGATGTGGTAATTTCAGCCATCATTTTGTTGCCAAGAACCGGAAGTATGTCACGGTCGATCACCGCCTGCTTCATTGCGCGGGTACTGTCAGCCAGGATGACGTGTTTCATATAACTGTCGGTATGTACCGCAAACGTCTCGGCACCACGAATCTTTTTGATACCGTCACGTTTAGCCGCAGCCGGCGACTGGCCTGCTTTAAGCAGCTTCTTTGCAGCAATCAGTTCTTCTCGCGCTTCTGCCAGGCTGATACCGTCACGCCCATACTGCCCGATTACCAGTGTTTCGCGGCGACCGTTGATACGGTAGTCATAGCGAAACGAGACCGTGCCTGACGTAAGCACAGCTACATACAGCCCGTCACGATCGGAGACCTTATACAGTTTGTCCTGCGGCTTGAGGTTTTTTAATTTTGTATCGGTAAGCAC